AATTAGTCCCATCCATCCAAAAGCAGCATAGTCTCTAGACTATGCTGCTTTTTCGTACGGGGGGTCCCAAGAACCCCCGTTCGTTGCTTTTGAATTCAGTCCAAAATGTTTGAGGTTATTTGAACCGAATGAGTTGGGGGGTAAAACACCCCCCAACTCATTCTTCAATTTTTTCAAATCCTTCTTATGTTTTTCTTTTACGGGGGGTACCCCCACCTCATTCTTCAATGTTTTCAAATCCTTCTTATGTTTTTCTTTTACGGGGGGTCCCAAGAACCCCCGTTCGTTGCTTTTGATTTTATATTCGCCAGCATAACCCATCCAGTCCAAAAGACGCATAGTCTCTTGACTATGCGTCTTTTTCGAAATTGGGTACCTCATTCCTCAATGTTTTTTCGAAAATGGAGGTTGTCCTCCATTTTTAAATGAAAACGGATATGTGTTGCACCCTTCATACGGTTCTTTTCTGGACAATATGTATATTGTCCCAATTACCCCTATTGTTAAACACCCAGCACCTGTGTATAACATCCATGTCTTGTTTCTATGTTCTTCTTTGAACCCACTCGTATTTATGATGGACGGTGTTGCTGGAATCAACCCAGGGCCTCGGATCTTTCGTTCTTCTAACCATTTGTGGTTATATCTGAAAATGTGAAAGTAGATAGGGTTAAATTCGTTAAAATACACGTATATCTCATTTTCTTGTGGTTCGTTGGATTGTTTCAAATTGGGGTCTGCAGTCCCCCATGATATTTTCGAAAACGGTTGAGCTGACAAGACACCCATTGGTTTCCAGCCGGTTGGCCAATCATTTGATCGTTGATACCAATGACTCGTTGATGTGTCAAGATAAATATCTCCTACTTTTCCGACGATATCGAGAGTTGGTTGTTTCGATCCAGACATTGCGACGGGGACATCTAGCAGATGTAAATTATCAGATCCCAAATTCGATCTGCAGTTGTTTGAGATATTCGAGTAAAAAGTTGTTTCTGGTCTGATAGACGTCCCAATTCCAAGCTTCGATACATCCAACCCTTTCCAGTCGAATGCCACACAGTTTGAGTCTTGTTTACACGCGACGGCTGCTTTGATCGAGCTATCATACCCAGCATTTCCAGTTTGAATCGGTATTCCACTGCACACCGGGTTGTTTTGGATCAATGTCGAAAACCCAGTCATCTTCATTTCTTGCTCTGTCTTGTAAAAGTATATTGAGATTAACACGACACCGACGGCGATAAAAATGGGGAAAATTATTTTCAAAAACAAGACTCCCAACAGCGTTCCTCCGATTGTTGGGACGCCGACGACAAGAAAAACGAGTAACGCTAACCACGTCAAAGAGAGGCCTTCCGAAGAAGCGGAAGCTTTTTGATCAATTTTTGATGCAAGATCTTGAAGTGTTCGATTTTCTGAGACAGCCTTTTCAGAACAGTTTTGAAGTAAATCATACATTTGTTCAAATACATTGTTTTCAATTCGGACACTGCCTTTTACCCTTGAAATGTTAATAGTTTGGAATTGCTTTGAAAACACACTGCACGTTTGAGAAATAGTTGACAACATTGAAATTGTTGCCTCAATTAGGCTGTTCATGATGTTCTGGGCGTTTGAATACTGTCCCAGATTCAATCCCGATGTAATTGATTTCGATTCCTGTGCCAACTCCATCAGCACTTTTTGCTGGTTTTCTTCTTTCGACAACGCATCCAGCAAGGTCTTCATATTAATTGTTGCTTTTTGAGTGAAGCGGTCTCCACTGATGATGACGTCTCCGTCCACGTCCTGAACACTGATTACCTGCCCCTGGTCTAAACTAAGTTTGGTGTTTTGAATGATATCTGATGAGACTTTTGCAATAGCGGTTGTCACGGAATGTGAGATATTTTTGGATGTTGATGCGCCCATTTTAGAATATTATTTTATCTTCGGTAGCTGTCAAGAATTTCCTTCAAATCTAAAATGATAACTGTGAACGATAAACGTTTCAAAACATACGTTCTTGATTCTGTTGAAGATATCAAAGAACGAATTTCTACGACATTTTTCGAGGGGACGCCTATCAGATATCTTGTGTTTCAGCCTGCCCTTCTATCACCTAGTCAAACGGGCAACTTCAGAGTTTTAAACGTTCTTGCGCCGTTCCTCAACCAAGAGACATTAGATTTTCCACTCAATGCATATGAGCGTTTCAAAGAAACATTGAAACGAGAAGATGCCGAAAAACTGTTCATTTCAACAAATATTACTCTGGAAAAAGCATTTAGAGAAGGAGGTCACATACTTTTGATTGCGTTGAAAGACATTGAGAACTCCAACCCTAGGGAGATATGGGATACCCGAGCACGGATCCACGAGAAATACGTAGCAGAACAGCGCGCGTTAAGAGAAAAAGTGGCTTCAAAAACACATATGATTTTAGAGTTCGAAACCACGTCTATCGTTGCATATGATGAATTGGAGCCTGAGCGTATTCAAGTCTCACTGACGTTTAAGCCATTCAACACAACATTGAATGACGTCTTTAATAGAATGGCTCTGACCAAATTTATTCCCTATATAAATTATAGGGACCTATGGAAAATTAGATATGATTTTTCTCCGAATTTAGAATGGTTGGACTATGAAGCCGAAAACGCGATTTTGTTGAAAATCGACGGAGAGATGGACGATGAAATGCGTGGTTTGAAAAACATTTATAAAAAATACACAACTGCTGCATTCACGGTGGTTAAAACGCCCGATAAAAACCAAATTGTAGGCACGATCGATCTATATGTTGATCCAAGAAATGTAGATAAAAAAGAACTAATTTCGCGGGTCTTATCATCTATCGACTTGCCTCATAGTGCGATTGAAAAGATAGAGGATGTTTCATGGACAGGGTATTTCTCAATCCCACGACAACAATTATTAATTCCTGTGTGGACAGAATTGGCCATGAACAATAAATACTTTAATAGTGTTTTAGTTGTGAATGAATTTGTGCAATCTTCTAAAACGAAAGAAAATGTGTATATGCATATATTACCCGAGAAAAACAAATTTGATACGACTCTCAAGATTTCGATGAAATTTACAGAGCAAGGTGCTTTTTTCATAAGGGCTCGTATAAAATCTCAATCAACATTGGATGCCATGAAATATCAGGACATGGTTGGTCGTCTTTTTACGATCTATAACAATGAAAAAGATGGAATTATTCAGGAATACCGAAAATATATTCCGAAATTTCTGACGGAGGATCGTAAAACACCCCCCACACCACGCGATGACAATCAAAGCGACTTACAGGCGTTACGATCGATTGAACCCGAGTTGTTCTTACCAACGTATTCACGAAAGTGTGTTGAAAAACCAAGAATCGTTTCGGACGCACTTAGGGACGAATACGAACGAACGAAACAATATGAAGTGATGCAATTCCCAGTTTTCGGAGAAGGCACAACACGAAATTACATATGTGACCATCCTACACACCCGTTTCCCGGATTAAGGACGAATACAATGGAAAACGTAAACCAGTACAAATTTATTCCGTGTTGTTACACGAAAGATCAAAAGACAAAACCTGGAAGTAAATATATCTACTATTTCGAAAAACTCCCAGACAAAGAAACGCGTATTGCGACACCTGATTTATTTTTCACGGACAAAATACTTGCACAGAACATGACTGGCGTTCTGCCAAAGACAATTAAGAGACTGTTCTCATTAATACAAGCAGACGCGGACTATTGTTTTGTTCGAGTCGGATCACACAACACGTCAAAATCGGTAATAGAGTCAGTATTACGCGGATTACACATCGACACAAGTCCGTCAAATGTCAATAGAGTATTTCAAACATTTTTATCTGTTGAAAACTCGATGGCCTCGAAACAAGAACTCTACGACGAGGATGCGGAAACAATTTTGAAGTACATGCGTGAAAATCTAAAAGCGTCCACCTTTGCACACGCTATTGAAGAAACATTCGATGTCGACGTGTTCGTGTTCTCGTCAGATGAATTAATCGTTCCACGCCATTCTCAAATGTATTTAAAAGCAGCACCGACGCGAAATGTTATCTTTCTATTTCAGCATAAACGAACAGGCGGCGAGGGAGATGTAAAACACAACCAATGCGAAATAATTGCCAGGGTTCGATCTGACAACGCAAAGCACCTAGATCGACAGTACATTTTCAGCCACGAAGACACTATTGTTAAAGAGGTATGGAAACTTTTCAATAAAATGACCCAGACACTTTCCCTTCAACACAACACGACGCAACTAATTCCTCAGATAACGTTTACGCGACGATTTCAAAATATCATATCTCAACGCATCGACATGTACGGAAAGTGTCGTCTGCTTAACGTCGCGTTTCGGTCAGACGTTGTCTCCTTTGTATGTGATCCACTCCCACCATTTGCAGTCAGATCCGCGACAAACATAAACCGAACATCAAATATAGAAATTGTCCGGGAATTTGCATCTACCCACAACATTAAACTTCTCGATCAGGTTATAGACGACACCTTTGGTGTGTGTGAGGTGAATGCGATGATGTGCGGAACACATCGCATTACATTTCTAGTGCGTTTTCCACGGCGTTTGGATCTTCCCACATCAACTGATACACCCAAGTATTCCCAGTTGTTTCAGAAACCCGCGAACGACGTGACAATCTTTGGGCACAATCAAAAGATTGCAAAATTACTTTATCAGTATGCACTATACATATTGTCCATCTACATGTGGGAAACAAAAATAACATCACCTCTCGCAAATCAGCAATTTGTAGAATTTGTTCGCACGAAAATTGTAATTGATCCCACATTTCAATATTCTGACGTTAATATCTCTTCAACTTTTGATCTAACATCACAATTTATTCGTGACAGAACAAAACTCATTCTTCCTTCAAATGAAACATTAAAACGAATATTGTTCATGCTTAAATTGTACCAATCCACGAGATTTAAAGAACTGATAATGTATAGGACTCATGTAATTATTGATAAATATTTTGATAACATTGGTGATTATGATCCACTCTTAAATGGAATTTTAATTCAGGGTAAACAAACAGTTCATGATCTAATATATGTATTTTCGCACCAAAACATATTGGTCGATTATATAAATATACATGAAAAGACGTACTTCTTTCGAAACAAGTTAATTAGTAACCGTGTTTATCTGGCTCAAAATTATAGCACGTTGGACGACGCAGTAAAAGCCACTGTTCTTCAGCATCGAGTGCGAGATACACGAGACGTTGCAATCTACACTTTTAGATCTTCGAAAGACATCGAACTAATATCGGGATCCCCTCATTATGGAATAATTCTTGGTTGCAAAATCAATGGCGAAAGTGTATATACATCACTTCTCATGTTCTAAAAAAAAATATTTACGTATTAAAATGTCTACATGTAGCAAATGGCGACTGAATCCCCTTGTGAATCCCGCCACAAATCGTCGCATTAAACGACGAGGATCTATTTTTAAAAAACTTTCTAAAAGGTGTGGATCTCACGATCCCACTTTTGATTGTGCCATCTGGGAACATGACACTCTCGTTAATCCTGTGACAGGAAGACGCATCGTAAGGAATGGCCCTACATTCACAAAACTTGAAAGAGAATGCCGACCCGGTTCTCCTAGTCATAGTCGTAGGCGTAGTCGTAGTCGTAGTCGTAGTAGTAGTCGTAGCGGCCGAAGACGTCGTAGACCTAGTTTTTGAAAAATGAATTTATATGTGTGATCAACACATATAAAAATGCAAAATAACTTTTTAATGACAACTTATAGTTTACCTAGCAAGGTAACTTGTTCTGTTCATGGTCGAGATCGGGAATGCTCGTCGTTGCCACATCTCAGCATTGCGTTTTCTCATCAGTCTCTCTTGCAACTCTGTCCTGAAAAGGATGGTCGAATCTGTAAATGCGTTGTTCGCTAGCTGTCTATATTCGTCTGTCCCGTCTTTTTCAACGTCTGGGCCGTACGTCCCCGCCCATGGAAACACGTCAACATTGCTTCGCGTTATAAAATTTGGCATTGTGACAGCATTTATGTCGTCGTAAAAATACTGGGGACGGCCCATTCGGTCGATATATGAACGGTTGCTTGTTCCGTAGCCAGTGAATCTCGGATCATAAACATTGTGGGCAGACTGTCCTATTTCTTGCTCCTGAATTGTCGGCCGTTTGATCACGCTTTCAGGAGCAAATTGTGTAAATTTTATACGATCATCTGTTTGATCAACGCCAGTTGGGACAAAGTCCTGCGTGAAGGATATCCCAATGTTGCTTTGAATTGGTTCGCCCACATGAGACTTCTGGAACACTCCCGGCTGTAATGTCTGCGTTAATAAATTGTCACGACGCGGCGACTCAAAACATGTTTTGACTTTTATTATCCCGTCGTTCTTGTTCTCTTTATCTCCGTTCACGTATTCTCCGTTTACATCATCATCCGAGGTGTCTCTGCGATAGTGCCATCGATCTCTTCGTGGGCGGACAATTGGCGGCCTTGGTTGGGCGATAGGGTGATAGCGTTCGGTAAAATCTTCTCTGATATCCTTGGTATCCTTCTTGATATCCTTCTTCTGACACTGACACGGGGAATACACACAATCGTTGCACCTTGTTGGCAAAACCCCACAGTTGTACCCTGAACGGTGTGAATCGAAATTTGTTCTGGAATTCACAGCGGAGTGAGTTACAAAATCGTTTGCTTTCCAGTCCATATCGTGTGATGGGGTGGCTATGATTGGAGGGACTGTTGTTTTCGGAGTCGGGTTTCCGCGCAATGTTTCATTCGGGAAAATCGACTTTTCCAATAACAGTGGCATTTCATCGTTACAGAAGCGCGTTTGAGTTGGAGGAAACCCGAATTTCAGATTAGATGGATGCTGTGCATTGTTGTACTCCCTCATGAATTGCAGCAGTTCTTCGGAACCCAATGGCTCTTCAAACCCTTCTACTACGAGTTCTGGACTTGTAGCATTGATCGATGCTACTATTACAACAATAATTAAAAATGTACTTATTCCTACGATGGGGTTGTAAGCTGAAATAACCAAACAGACTATAATACTCAGACGTGTGATAGTGTTCAATTTTTGCTCTACTGCGTCTTTTTCTTTGGGTAATAACTCGAAAGAATTAAAAAGTTGGGACATGTCATATAACCAAAATTCACTCATTTTATTAAGATTTTATAAATCACGTAATTTATGATCTACGGATCATAAATGGTGGGAATTCTTCAATGGTTTTCACTTACATTTGCATAAAACGCAAGAGCTTTCGGGTTTGCTTTGAAAGATCCAACGGTTGCATTTAGAAGTTGTAAATGCTTAACATCTTTAACTCGAGATAAGGCGACATACGCCTGTCCATACTCGAACACTCGGCGCAAGTCAATAATGGCGCTATCAATCGTCATACCCTGGCTTTTGTGCACGGTAATGGCGTATGCTAGTTTCAACGGGATTTGGTATATTGTCGCAATCAGCCTCTTTTTTGAAGCAGTGTATTCGGTCACTTCATAGCCGTGATATGAAATAGTCAAAACCTCTCCATTTTTGAATCGAACAACCGGGTTGTCGTCTTGGAATGCGATGACAACGCCTCTGCTTCCATTGACAATATTAGTATCCGGGATGTTGACCAAATGAAGAACTTGTGCTCCGACAGCCAATTCTAATGTGGGTGATGCGTTACATAAAATTCCAATATTTTTGAATAGATTTTTATGGATATCTGGATTATAAACAGACCGATTATAACTAATATCCATTTCATATTCAACGATTTCAGAATTGGTTTTCATTAGTTCATAGTTATTTATAATGCTGACATCGTCATTGCAACACAAAATTTTTGTTGGTTTTATTCCATCTTCGCTTTTAACATATCCATTGATAATGTATGTTAGTTCTTCTTCCGTTAGTTCCCCAAATCTTGCGCTATTGAGACATTTCTGGAACATTTCGTCAGGTTGACGTAAGATTTTTGTAAGCTCAAATATTTTGATATTACATTCTTCCTTCCACGACGCCGATAGAAAACAAAACTCTCCATCGATAACTGGCAATTGAAGAAAATCTCCGCACAACACCAATTGGATACCTCCAAACGGCTTGTCGCTGTTTCGAATGTTTTTACCAAGGTAATTCAATTTATTGAAGAGAGTCGCAGATAACATACTGATCTCGTCTATGATCAACATAGTCATACGCAGCCAGTTATCACGTTTTACTTTTTTTAGTAACTCTTCTTGCGACTCTTTCCCAAGTCCTATGCTTAGATATGAATGCAACGTTCTTCCGTTGATTAACACCGCAGCAGTTCCAGTCGTTGCAGTAACCCCTATGAACGTATTATTCAAGTCATTCGATGTTTTCACAATATATTTGATCAGAGTTGTTTTACCTGTTCCTCCTGGTCCGGTAATAAGTATATTATGACCATTCCTGATGTACTTATAAATTTCTTGTTGTTCCTTTGTAAGTAATATATCAGTTGACATTTTTATTTTATCAAATCTCGGCATATTAAAATTCAACTTTAATATAATTGAATAATCTACTTTTTAGAACCGAAAGCGCAAATGGAAATGGAAAAACTGAAACGCATTGAAAAACATATAAACTCAGAATTAAATAATAAAACCGATGACAGTTATGCAACTGTTCGGGAATTGTTTGATGACTATGAAGCCGTACTGATGACATTTAATCTGTCGCATCAGGCTGTAACCAGAATAATGACAAATATGAAACAATCAATCCTACCTCGGTTAAAAAACCATAATCTCAAGTCTGATTTACGAGAGCTGAAATCTACATTAGAAGATTTAAAAAACAAAATTAACAAACTATGTGAACACACGACACCGTTCGATTTAAAGGTTTCCGACCCACATAAAAATGAATAGTGTGAGTATTGTAAATGAATATTTTCAAAAACTTAGTCAACAACAAAAACGTCAAATAACGCCAAAATACGAGTTGCATTCTCAAACAGGCCCATCTCACGCTCCAACAATCTGCAGAAAATTAATCATCGATAATACCGAATTTAAAGCGGAAGCATTAAATCGCAAATTAGCAGATCAACAATGTGCTGAGCTTGCAATCAAACATTTCAACATTCCTACTAACGTTAAACGCTCTATTAAGTATACAGCTACTGTTTTGATTGATGAAACGGTATGGAATGGTTCTTCCGACATTATAAATATCACATTAAAGAAATCGAATGGAGAAACACAGGAATTTAAAAAACTGGTCGCTAAAATACAAAACGAACAAGAACTGGCTGGTGAAATACAATACGATTTAAGAAACATGTTGCGTCAACAAAATGTCGATACAGAATAAAATTGACGCGTTTTTACGCGTTCGAGAACAAATAAAAAACCAACGAACCGTTTTAGCGCAATTAAAGTCTGAAGAAAATGAATTAATTAAAGAACTTAAAACATATTTAAATGAGACAGGAGACTCTGGTGTTCGAATCGATGCTAATACTATTATCATCATGTCTTGCCATGGAAAGAAAATTAATAAAAACAGACGAAATTACGAACAACATGTTCAAAATTTACTGTATTCCAGAGGTATACAAGATGAACAATTTGTTAAACAATTATTAGACAGGACTGAAAATGTTGTGCAACAGCAAAAGTTAATTGTGAAAAAAGAATAAACCGCCCATTTTATGACCCATGTCATAAAATTGATTTAGGACCTTTAAAAAATTAAAAATTAATAATAATAACAATGGGCGAACTCAGAATTTCGACAGAAGGAATACTCAATTTGGAAAAAATGAATTCAAAATTCGTACTCCTAAACACTGACGTTACAGATATAGACGTATGCTTAATTAAAGCTTCTTTAACGAAATTAGATATGTTTAAATACGAAAAGATCGTATTTTATCGAATTATTGAAAATATTTTGACAGGCGAGGATTGTAAAGTTAAAACAGTAGAATTTTCAACAAATAAAAATGTTTGGTTTACAGAAAATCCTGATTGGTACAAAAACCCTAAATTTCTCGAAGAGGATACAAATAAACGTATTGACGTTCATAATATGAACGAGATAGAAATTTCAACAAATCAACATATTTTGGAGGAATGCACTTTTATCATCGGCAAATATCACAAAGATTCAATGTTGAACAAGCTTAATAAGTTTGTTTATGAAATTAAAAACCGTGGAACATTTCTGGATTATACAATTGGATACATGTTTTGTTTGGGTTCCCAAAATATAAGTTTTGATCCAAGATCGTATGATCATTCTGATGAAGGATATTATGATCAGTACGCAATATGTTACAACAATGGAATGCTATCGAATTGCATTTTTGGAGGGTCTCAAGAGTACTATGCGTGTAGAGAAGAGGTGTAGAGAGGTGTAGAGAGGTGTAGAGAGGTGTAGAGAGGTGTAGAGAGGCGAGATAGAAAGGACGAGTTTTCTGAACGAAAGTTCAGAAAACGAAAAATCTGTAAGAATTGTTCATTTTAACATGTGAAATATCCTTCTTTAAATTAAACACCACGCTGTCTTGCATATCTGATCCAAGTATTATTTGTTTGAATTTGTTGCGGTGTAAGCTTGAGCACTCCTGTCACGTCCTTCGTATTTGCTAATCCTGCTGCATCTGCAACCAGTTTTAATACCGCATTATTAACCTTACCTAAATTTTTAACAACATTGAAATTAGATTTACATGCGTTTAGAATATAATACCATTGTTCATATCCTGATATAACATATGACATAGGTAAAAGTGATTCTGATTTATCGAGGTTCCAATAATCCGGAATATCTTCTTCATCAGCCTCGATGGCACCTTCACCTGCTCTACCTCCTCTTCCTCTTCCTCTTCCTCTTCCTCTAACGCCTTCATCTTCTTCATTTCCGTCTTCTCCTTCTTCGCCGTCACTGTCGTCTTCGCTGTCGTCTTCGTCACTGGACCCGTAATCGACTCCTTCTCTTTCACTGTCGTCTTCATCGTCAGAGAAATGTTCGATAATGTCGTCGGGGGCTTCAAATATAATATTCATGAATCTTAGATCTTTTGTAATTGGATGTCTCCATTTTGCGGCCCATGAGACACTTGGAGCGTACACTGTTTTAAATCTGGAGACAGTGTTTTGATATTCAGGCGATATGTTTACAGTTATATCTTTGGGGTCGATTGCTTTTTTAATCATCCCGCGTCTTTCATCTGTTTCGTCGTTTCCTAGAAAAATTGAGGCGTTATCGACCGCAAATGGTGTAACACTATATAGTTTATCATCTATTTCAACGGAATTATGTTTGTTTCCGTGTGATTGAATTAATTTATCACGACTCATTTTCTTTTGAAGATCTGTCCATATAATTTCGTCTAGTGATTGAAATGGTTGATCTCGTTTTAAAATTTCCTTAAAATCCTTCCAGAAATTGTGTCGAAAAACATCATCAGACGACGAAATGTGAGGAATGAATAAGCGTGCGTATTTTTCTTCCACCGGTGTGAGGTTATATAAAATACCAGTCTTTGAACTTAGATGAGCACCTAAAAACGGAGGATCTGGCAACATATGTGGACCAGCATGACGAATCTTTTTCCAATGAGGCGAATACGTTGGGCTATTTAAAAGTCCTTCAATTGAAGGTAAATTGTTTGTCAGGTTCAAAAAAATATCTTTATCTCTGTGATTTTTCAGAATTACACAGCCATCAAACGATTCATCGTCGGTTGGTTCGAGTTCAAATGAAACATCTACGCGTGTGTAATAATCTTTCAATATTTCAAGAACACCTTTATTTATAGCATTGAAACAAAATCTTGCCATTTTAAATTTGAAAAAATGTTTTCTAAAACAAAAATATATAAAAATGGATCTGTTAACGAAAACAGTAGTAGAATTAAAAGATATCGCCCGCAGAATGGGGTTGCAACGATACACGAGACTGAGAAAAGACGCTCTTGTGCAATTGATTTTGGAATCTGGCCCATCTGATAGCCCATCTGATAGCCCATCTGATAGCCCACCCCCTAAATCTCCATGTATGAAACAAAAGAAAGACGAAATTGTTGAACAGGCCAGGGTGTTAAACATTTCGTTGTATAAATCAAATGGTAAACTTCGAACGAAGGCAGAACTTTGTTTGGAAATAGACAGACTACTTCCAGGTCCTTCTGGTCGTCCATCTTCTCCGACATCGCGGCCAGTTTCTACGTCTGTGAAAGCGTGTATGAAAAATAAAAAAGATGTAATCATAGAACAATGTCTCAGAGCTCGCATCGAAATCATCAAACCAAATGGAAAAGAAAAAACGAAACTGGAATTATGTGAAGCACTTCAAAGATCTAGATCTCCTTCACCTCAAAGACCTTCTAGACCTCCTTCACCTCAAAGACCTTCTAGACCTCCTTCACCTCAAAGACCTTCAAGACCTCCTTCACCTCAAAGACCTTCAAGACCTCCTTCACCTCAAAGACCAATACCTCCTTCACCTCAAAGACCAATACCTCCTCGAATACCTTTCAAGGTCTGTATGTCAAACAAAAAGGATGTAATTGAACAAATGGCGATGAATCATAATATTTCGCTTGTGAAGCCGAATGGAAAAAGAAAAACAAAAAAAGACCTTTGTGATGAACTCAAAAATATGCCACCAGAACAGGAGCCAGAACAGGAGCCAGAACAGGAGCCAGAACAGGAGCCAGAACTAGAACCAGAACAGGAGGCAGAACAGGAGCCAGAACTAGAACCAGAACAGGAGGCAGAACAGGAGCCAGAACAGGAGGCAGAACAGGAGCCAGAACTAGAACCAGAACAGGAGGCAGAACAGGAGCCAGAACTAGAACCAGAACAGGAGCCAGAGGAGCCACAGGAGGAACCCATCGATATGCGACCAGTGTCAGAGGATAGAATAAAACATATTGAAGATTTACTTGTTGAACTTCAAAAACCCAAACGAGAACTAAAAAACATCAGATTAATTGAAACAAAAGTCTTTCAATGTCTCGGATTAATAAATTAAATAGGTTTTTGTCTCTCTTTGAGATCTGCAAGGTCGCTTTCTCGAGATTTCTGCATTTCTAACGCCAATGATGTTATATCTTTCTTTTTGGTCGGTGGCGGATTTGTTGTTGGGGGAGGATTTGTTGTTGGGGGAGGATTGTTTGGTGGTGGAAGATTTGGGTTTTCAAAATTGATCGATGTTTTGCCGCCGTTTTTAATGCGGGCAGCAGTCGGTAATTCAACTCGTAACGTCGATAACATCTGGTCAATCCAAGAATAAATATAATTTTCGATAAGTTTCTGTCGAGTTCCATTGTAGTACTCGACTAAAAGTGTTGGAACGTGGGTAATCTGATGGTCAATACAATACGTTTTTGCATCATCGCTGTCAACGTTGAACATTGTAAGTCCGACTAATGTGGGAAAATCGATAGGAAGACTTTTGATGTGTTCAATAAGATTTATTGATGCCTGTGATAAATTTGAATACACAAGAACGCAAAATTTTCTGTCCATTTTTCAATATTCAAAAGGTTTTAAGTTAAAACTCTTAACGGTAACATTTAGATAAGGATAAAAGAGTGACAAGGCACTACGAGTAAAAAGTTGTATTTATGACCAACTTGGTCATAAATATGTTTCAGGTGAAATTAATGTGGGAATTCGAATTCGTTGAAACAATCACGGCTGCAAAAATATACTTTTTCATTTCCAGCAAAACTTTTAAATCTTGGTGCATAAATTTCTTTGTCGCATTGATTGCAACGAATTGTTGATACCATTATTTTTAATTTTTGAAAAAGACCTGGCGCCAGGTCCGTTTCTTTAAACCCTATTCGTTTCTTAGGCATCTTGACAGGATACGTCCGCGGTGGTAAATTAACAATTGGAGGGGGGTAAATCTGTACAGTCTTGCCCTTGATTTTATCCAACTCGTTAAGAAAATCGTGACTAAAAGGTTTTCCAGTGAATGGATTCACACTGTTTTGACCAATCTTCATCCTGTCAAAACAATAAAGTTTGTTGTCTTCAGTATAGTAAATCACATCGTCTATGTCAAGTGGGCAAGCTTCTCTAGCAGCTGTTTGAATATATTTCACGGCGGTTTGTTTCTTGGTCACACCGCGTCGTATGAAAGGATCGTGTGGGTTTTTGATCATTTCGTAAAAGTCGTTCTCGATTAGACGGCGTCGTTGTTTGATTGCAAGTTTAGCTTCAGCGTGATCGACGTCTGGGTTTTTATATATTTCGGGTAAAACTGTGTATCGATCTAATTTTACTAGGTCTTCCGGGTTGTAATATGAGTTTTGAACTCGAAAGTGATGAACATGTGGGCCTTTAATTAGTGGTTGAAGATAAACAAGCACTTTAGACAAGCCTCGTGCCATGTCGTGATTAGTGGAAGTGTTTAGAGACGCCAGTACCCCCTGAATGTCGTCTTTTGGGAGTATCTCGTTTTGCTCCAACATTGTTTGAGCAACGGAAATGCTGTCAGCGGTGACTGGCTGAAATTCGGCATCAAGGATTTCTTTCCATGCACGCCCTGACGCGTCGAACATGTCGAGTGTTTCGACTATTATTCTGCCTGAAACAGCTGTGTAACCGACAGCGTTTTCAACGTATTGTCGCTTTCCAGCACATGCGTCTTTGTACCACGCTGTGCTGACATTAAACCAAGTATCGTCATATTTGGTTGTGATGTATTTCACGAGGTCTACATGTGGTGTAATAACAAATCCTCGTATGGGTTCGTCGGTGAACCGATGCATCCAAGGCGCCCGTCGATATTCTCGTTCACATTTCGACATAAATTCCCCAGGCCCGAATCGATGCCTTGGGGGGGCGTTTACGACAGCAGGTCGTGGATAGCGTGATGTGATGCGATCTACTACGTCTTTAAGTCGCGGTGGTCGTTTAATTACGACTCTTTTAGAATTAAATTCTCTCTGTTTAATCATCTGACGCATTTGATGTATCTTTTCTTGGACATCAGGGCGATAGTAAAACTTGTCGAAAAAAGGAAGAATGTTTGATCCTCGTCTAGCCACATCAAATTCTCTGAAAAACGGTTTTACTAGAGACCACGGAAGACGTGATTTAATCATAAGAAGCATTTTGAATACATCTCGTTCGTCGCCTGATAATGATAATGTTGTAATAAACGCGTCGATTCGGTCAGACATCTCTTCCATTCGATATGTGGTAAAATCTTTAAAATCCAAATTGCTAGGTGGAACGTCGTCCTGGGCACCCAGATCTAATTTTTTGGTGAGTTCAGTGTCCCATTTTTTAATCATAGCCTTTGCGGCGTTTCGAGGATTTTGCTCACGTTTTATTTTTTTAATGCCTACCAATACATTCATTATTCTTTTTACCTTGTAAAAAAACTATTTTATTTTAAAGACACCTTTATCTTTTGAAATGAAAATGTACCAACAAATAGTTACGAAACAAGAAGTTTGGGTACTTCAGAATGTTTTGAATCAAGGAGGATTCGGTATTGTGTATGAAACAACAAAATCGTCGGATGATACTCCTAAATTTATCACAAAGTGTCAATCACGCGTATGTAAACATGATCATATGTTGAACGAAAAGCGGGTTTACGAATGTCTTAAATGCGATTTGAATTACAGCCAGTTCATACCAGAAATTCATGAGTGTGGACCAAATTTTATAATAATGAAAAAATTTGACATAGATGTTGATCAGTACTTTAATACCCATGTTGTTCCGAAAAAGATTATTCATTTTTTAATTTCGCAGGTGTTAAATGCACTTGAATTTATTCATATGCATAATTATTCACACGGCGACATTAAAACGAGCAATATGTTACTTGATTTGGAAAATAAGGAGAACCCCACATTAAAAATTTCAGATTTCGGGCTAGGATCATTGTTCGTATCACACAAAACGCGTCAACATCTAGAGTATTCCAAAACCATTTCACCACACAGAGGAACTCTTGCATTTATTAGTGAAGATGCTCACAAAGGAGTTGTACCGAGCAGACGATCAGATCTTGAGAACTTTGGATGGGTTATGATTCAGTCTTTTTTCAGAGGACTTTTGAGTTGGAGGAATTTAACCGGGAAAACTCATGTCATGAATGAAAAAATAAAAAGAAAAACGTTCATACTCAAATCTGGAACTGTAAAAACAATATTACCAGATCATTCTACAACACGTCTAGATTTGTATTTCAAACACATCTTTTCGCTGGAATACAGTGCATGCCCAAAATATAAGATGCTAATTGGACTATTCACCACGTGAGCCGGTTTCCAAAAGCCACAACGATAAATATATTATTAATTTGAAAATGGAAATTTGAAAATACGATTTCAGAAAATTCGAATTGAAATAATTTATGCCTTCATCACTTTATTATTTGTGTTTGCGAGTTATTATAAATAACAACATTGAAATTCCGGATTCCGTGCCTAAATTGGTTCGTGAGTCTGTTAAGAAACGAATCAATAAACAAAATACTGATTTATGTTGTAAAACGATCAACTGTCTTGTTGCTATTGAAGTAGACCACTTTGAATGTTTCCAGTATGCCTATGAACACGATCCTTATTTTGATGAGGGAGCATACTCTGAAGCGGCGTCTAAGGGATATCTTAATATCCTCAAGTGTGTACGAAGACATGGTAGAGTATCTAGTTGGGTGATGGCTGAAGCAAAAGAGAGGAACGATAATGCGTGTGTAGAGTTTCTTCAACAAGAACTGGATAGTGGTAACTTAATAATTGTTGATATGCCAGAGGGTTAATTCATTTTAAAATATTTCATGACCTGTCATAGGTCACGAAATAAAAATTAGAGCATCTCAAATCTCGTTAACTGGGTCGATTTGTTGGTCAATAATTTCGCGATATATCTCTTCACCATTTTTATTATTTACGGCGTTGTATTCCGCAAAATTCAACACTATATCTTTTGAGTTTTTAGTGATGGTGACATTCACGCTTCGAGTTATCATTGTTGTTCCATATCCGAAAAACTTGTTATTCAACAAAACGTTCCATTCAAGAACATCATCCACATCGTCTAAAGGATATTCATCTTTTGTCATCTCTATTCCGGTATGTTTGAGTACTTTGATTTCCGCCGGGTCAAATGGATGAACCACAACGGCTTTTTTATCGCCAATGTGTGCAAATAAAACATCTGGGTTCTCTTTGAGAAATGGGCGATACTTAAACTTGTCAAACATTGTTGGCGTAGTATTAAATAATAATTTTGAAAAAAGTTCTTTCATAATTGATAGCATGACAATCTCCGTAATATTTATATATTTCCCAATAACCGTGTGTTGCGACATTTCCATGTCGTGTGCCAATTGTTTCAATGGTTTTGCAAGATTCTTATGCTTAACCCAAAAATAGACGCATCCAGCTATGGCCGATTAAACAATTGGCACACGACATGGAA